CCTGCAACCCTAGCAGCAGTTTCCACTAGTTCATTAATGGTAACCATCTCTTCGGAACCGATGTTGACGGGGCCTCTGAAAGTGGTTGACTCCATGAGTCGTCTTGTTGCTTCAATACATTCATCAATGAAGAGGAAGGATCTTGTCTGCAGCCCGTCGCCCCACACTTCAATCGGGCCTCCCACATCTGGGACATACGCAACCTTGCGGCAGATAGCTGCTGGAGCTTTTTCTTTTCCTCCCTGCCAGGTTCCTTCTGGTCCAAAGATATTATGATACCTGGCAACACACACAGGAATATCGTAATTACGATTGTAAGCCAAGTATAATCTCTCGGAGAATAATTTCTCCCATCCGTACTCGGAGTCTGGTGCTGCTGGGTATGCGGAGTCTTCACGGCAATCAGGATTATTAGGATCAAGTTGATTGTGTTCTGGATACATGCAAGCAGAAGAACTATAGAAGATCTTAGTCTTATTTGTACTAAGAAGTCTATTCAACTGTACCTGTTCGTTCAGAACATTCAAATTAATTGTAGCAGAGTTGTGCATAATATCTGCTGAGTGTTCATCAGTAAAGATATAACCTGCACCACCCATATCAGCAGCGAACTGATAGATTTGATCGAAAGAATCTCCTTCTACATCGAGAACTCTTGCAACTAAACCTACCTCTCTCAGATCGCCTTGAATAAACTCATCAGCGGCACTCTCAGAAAACTCTGGGTACTTAAGATCTACACCCCTAACCCAGAATCCCTCAGATTTGAGTCTCTTACACATGTGACTTCCAATGAAACCACCTGCTCCTAATACTAATGCCTTTTTGGTTGGCGCCATATAATTTTTATTTAACCGCAACTTATTTATTCTAACAGGGTGCTTCTATTTTTGCAAGTATATTACGGGTTGGGAACCATCCTAACTCACGTAATGCGGTAGTATCCGCACACAATTCATCAGGTTCGTTCGGGGTATCCATCTTGATAGGTAGATTATCTACACCCATATGATTTGCAAGATCTAGAACAGAAGTAGATTCTCCTGTACCAATATCAATAGTACCAGTGTATTGACTAGTCATTAAATAAGCAATCGCTCTGACTACATCATGTACATGAATCCAGTCTCTCTTATGTCTGGTAAGATACGTTGCAGTCTTGTCTTGTAACATCCTGTATAACATATCCTCCCTACTACCTTCCTCTGACCAGACATTAAAAAATCTCATACCAACACTGTTAGGTGGTGCCATGAGTTCATTTGCTTTCTTTGTTATTGCATATGGATTCTGCCACCACTCGTGTGCTCCAGCAGAACTTGCATACAATAATCTAACGTTATTCTCTCTACAATAATCAAAGATAGGTTTCGACTTCTCTACATTATTATCCCAGAACTTCTGTGGGTTATCCACACTGTCTCTTAGTGCAGCATAGGCTGCAAGGTGAATAATATAATCATAATGTTCTGCAAACATACCAGAAGGGCCAACCCAGTCCCCTATATCCTCTGGTCTATCCAATCCATCTACCAAATAACCATAACCTTGTTCATGTCTAAGGTCATTGAACACATGACTTCCAATGAATCCCTTATGACCAGTAACTAATATCCGTGTCATTTATTAACTTTATCAGTAAAATTTGGAGAGTTAGGATCACTCAGTCCAGCAGTATGAACCTGAGACAATCCCATCGATCCTTGATACCAACCAGTGGCAATATATTTGGTACTCATAGGAGGATTACCTCTATGTAAATGAGTATAACTGCCAGGCCATATCAAAACTGTTCCTGCTTTAGGTTTAAACCTCTTCCTCTGATATAAAAATTCTGTCTCTCCACCTTCTTCAACATCATTCAAATATACCATCCATGCCATTGTTCTATGTTGCATGTTCCAATCAAGATTTTCTCCATGAAATATATGATATCCCTGTTCAGGTTCAGTCTTCTGTAGAAGAGTTAAGGAACTAATAAAATTAAAGTTAGTAAGGTATGGATAGTGAGTTACATATGCACCTAAAGCATTATTAACAAACTGCATCAAGTTGGCCGCTTCAGATGGAGAATACGCATCTAAATTAACCTGTTTGTCCTGTACATATACCATCTCTCTTGGATTAACCTCATGACTACTATCAACATAGTCACAAAGATATTTGCATAGATTTACATCCACACAGTCCTCATATATTCCAATGAATTCATGATACTCTTCAGGGAACTCAACTTTTATGTCATCACTCATTGGATGTTTTCCTTCAGGCATTTTTTATTCTCAAATAATTTGTTGAATCACCAAACTCACCGAACCCAAAATAATTAAAAGAGATTGAGTATCTAACATCAAAAGATGTTGAGACTGGTACGTGATGGTATATATGTGATGGAAATACGACTAACATTCCTTCACTAACTTGAATACTACTGATTGGTTGATTGACTGGAGTATATTCATCAAGGTCAAACATATGTGAAGGAGTACACCAAGTTGGATTGGTTCTATATCCAGAGAAATTTAATACTTCTCCAGACTTTGGAGGAACTTTAACATAATATACTCCACTAAAGTGACTGTTAGTATGACTATGTTCATGGGTGTAATCACCCTTGAGTGTTCTAGTTCCCCAAGATCCTGTCCTCTCAAAGTGATGTCTATCACCAGATACTTTAATAAAATTATGGATGAAAGTCTTTACTTCAACATCTATTCTATCAGACAAGAAAGTTAATCTGGGATCTGATAACAGATCATTCTTATCAGAGAAACTTGTATGTCCATTAGGATTACCATAGGAATCCGTATCTCTTTTCCAAGTAACGGTTTCTAATATATCAGAGATACATTGATTGTCTAGCTCTAATATATTAGTATAAACAGGTACAGGAAATAACAGATGTACGTTAGACATTCTTTCTATAACAAGGAACCCCTTCTGGGTCTAACCATTTAGTATATTCTGGATCTTCTATACAAACATCCAGTTGCATCTGACTATCCAACAGGTACATATCTCTATACCTTTTAGTATAGTAATCCTGTTTCTGGATACGAAAATCACGCTTACCATTCTCCAATAGGTTATCCGTATGGACAAATCTATATGGTCCTTGGTCCAATATTGTAGTGTATGTCATCTCGTTATTATAACCGCTACCCCGTCCTCTGTCAATTACGAATCATTACTCTTCATCATTTGAATCCACGCTTCCTCTTCTTCTATCGAAGTAATTAAACCATTATCTATACTCGTCTTCACTGTTTCCTTATTAGGAACCAATGCAATATCCTTACCATCTGGGGTAAGGATCAGAAAAGACTTTCCAGTCTCCGCCTCCCCCAGTACTTCATCGAAGTGGGTCTCAAGATATTCGAGTGTGATTTTTTCCATTTTAAAATACGGAACCGCCGCCCATCTGTGGTGATGATTCTTGAAGTTTTTCTAATGACTTAGTGTTTTCTTCTGCGATGTGTGCAGATTGATTTCTATTCCTCATTTTCTTTTTGAAGGATTCCAGAGTTGTTTCAATGTAATTATCTGCTTCTGGATCTACATCATCCTTAGTTCCTTTAGGTGAGGATTCTGCTGTGTTCCAAATAGCCATCATGTCTTGTACAAGAACAAGTGATCTCCAGTTCCTTCTATACATTCCCATATTAAACTTGGTACATACACATTCACCCTCAGATAATCCATCATTTTGATTAATTCTAAGAGACAATGCACCATTACCATCGGGAAGTAATTTTATCTTCTTAATTTTTAGAGACTTACCCCATGCATCCAAAACAAATGGATCATTCATGGTAAGATAGTATATCTCGTCAAGTTCAAACTCTTTACAGATATCATCATACGCCGCCTCGTATTCCAAGATAGATGTCTTATCCATTTCAGTAAAAGCACCTACACCTAGTATTAATAATACATTCTTCCCTTTAAAAAAAGATGATACTGGTTCTCTTTTTAATTTCTTTCTTACAAGATGAAATAATTGCGCTTCAGGTAATACAAACATGATTGAAAATAATATACTCCAAAATCTACTGTATATATATCAGATTTCTATCGTAGATACTGCATTTGCAGTTACGGTTTCTCTCATTGGTTCTTTCTTAATAAACTGTTCGTTCATATTATAATACAACTTATGGTTCTCTGTTGCAACATAGTAACCAAGTATATCAGAACCATCACAATGGTATCCATATCCAGTAACTTTTTCTTCAAGTCCATCGATACGGAATTTCTTTTCACCAGCTAGATAGTCATGATATCTTTGGTCTAAGTTGATCATCTTTCTTCGTAGGTAAGTTTTCGGATTTTACGGTGGCGCCGTCTCTCATGATAATTTATATCATCAGGTGTCAGAATGTCAACACTTTTTACACTATCTTTAGAATGACTTAATGTTACGTCATCTAAATTGGTAGCGGTAACCGTATCATCCTGAACAATCATCCTGTTAGAACACTGGCACACCTGTGCTTTACTGGATCCAACAATTTCTACTCCACAGATTTTACATTTTGCTAAAATCATTTTCCTCTCTACTAATTTATTAGGCCGTTAAATTCACCGTTAATGATAATCTTTTTTCTGGGTTTGAACTTACACTGTGTTCTGCAAAAGCTGGTATAACAATCACTGATTCTGGATTGGCATCGTACTTATCACCATTAACATGCCATGTACAAGTACCATAAATTGGTTTCACTATCACATCATAATCATGATTATGTGGATCAAAACTAGGTCTTCTAGAGTCAGTTCCTTTACTTAAATATAAATTTGCAACAGTATCAGAACCTTTTATATCAAAAAGTCTTTCATTTAAATCTCTTAATTGTGCAGTAAGATCAAACACATCATTAATAAGACTAGTAAATCCTAAATCATATAATCTTTTCCACTGTTCATAAATGAAAACTCCCTTTCCATTAAAGAAGTTATTCGATACCATACCACAATGATTAATAACCTCAACTGAACCTTCAGGAAATCTCAGTTTGATCTGTAGAAGATCTAGAATTTTCTCTTCATCAATATCAATCTTATGACTACCTATGATCTCAGCACACTCTTTTAGGTATTCAAAATCAGATGTGTCTTTAGGTCCTCTTTGAGGATCCTTCAGAGGCATTGGCATAGGTCTATGTTGCTCTTCAAACGCTTTAAATGGCATCACAAATCAATAGGTAGGTCTTGTGGATTTTCAATCAACTCATCAATATCAAACAACAGAGGGGAACATTCCTCCTCTGTTAAGTATGAATGAAATTTATATAACTGTTCGTCAGTATAAACTCTGTTGCCATTCGCTTGAAAAATAATCTCAGGATCTTCACAGGCAACATTATCTATCTCGTCAAACGTAAAGGGAACATAGTTAATGAAATACATCTTAACTATCTTTGTTCCCTCAATAGTTTCATACCAACAATAAGATGTATTAATCTTATATTTTTTCACCAGCAGCTAAAGTATCGGAATGTTCTTCATAG